AGACGGGGAGGTAGCGGTGCCCTGTAACCCGCAACCCGCTATAGCGGGGTTGAATTCCCTTCTGAGGTTCTGACTTCTTAGGAGAGCGACGGGGCAAGCAGCGTTGAAGGTCAGGTCCTGCGCAATGAAGACTTGTGAACCCCGTCAGGACCGGAAGGTAGCAGCGGTAAACAAGGAACTTCATGTGCCGTAGGGGCACCTGGCTGGAGCCGGCTGTCCCGGAGGCGCCTGGGTTGCAGAATCGGGTTCCCAAATTTCCCGGAATCACACGTGGAAAGCTTGACGTACTTTCCTGCTGACTTTTCAGCCTACTTACGTTCTGCGATAGTGCAGCCGCATCATGCGGATCCACACGCTGGTTTACAGCAATGACTACAGGTTCGATTTCCTATGGAAACGGTTCCACTGACTCGTATTCGAGGTCGTGGAGCGGTGGCGATGGGAAATATTCATTTGTTAACGGAGTTCGTGTAGCCAACTGGCATAATTATAACATGTCAATTAGCTCCATGAAGGGTAGTCCAGGTAAAGGTGGCCCAGCCTATTGGCTTCAGATCACCTGCTTGAACGACCTTGTCTCTGTAACCGAACAGAACGGAACAGGTTTTAAAGCGCAGTCAAATTTGGTCTCTCGCATCAAAGGCCACGAGTTTAATCTCGGGGTCGCTGTTGCAGAGGGATCGAAGACTGTCTCTATGGCCGTTTCCGCTCTTCAAACTGTAGCCGGGTCCTTACACGATCTACGGAGGGGGAACTTTTCCTCCGCTGCTCGCCGATTAGGACTTGATTCCTCCGGGCGGTCAGCGCTAAAGGCGTCTGACGTTTCCGGTAGGTTTCTTGAGTTGCAGTACGGTTGGCTCCCTTTATTGACCGATGTTCATGAAGCAGCAAAAGCTTTTCACTTAGCTTCTGCTTCTCCTCGCTCATCCGTCATCAGGGCATCCTCTACCGCACATGCAGCAGGCTCTTCTATCTGTTCTCCTTCTACAGGGTCAGCATCCGGTAAGCATACCTTTCGGTATTCATACCTTGCTGAGCTAACGGAAGACTTGTCCACGCCACGTGTCCTAGGTCTAGAAGACCCATTACTCATTGCGTGGGAGCTTGTCCCGTATAGCTTCGTGATTGATTGGTTTTTACCAATCGGCACGTACCTTGAGAACTTGAATATGATACCTAAACTCAACGGGCGATTTCTCACTATGAGGTCGTCCCTTAAAGAGTATTCGGGCCGCGGGAAAACTGGTACAAATTGGCAGGGCGCTTCTGAGTCAGGTTTTGACCTTACTTATCAACGCACTGCATCGACCAGTTTAACTGCGGCTCGGCCGTCTTTTAAGAGTTTGCCTGCGGCCATGTCACCTCAGCATATTTATAATGCTGTGGCGCTTGGTCACCAACGGGTCACTAGTACTAGACGTGACTCTGTAGATGGTAGTAATTACCACCGCCAGGGTCGCGTTCACCAGAAATCTCTTCAAATCGCACGGTTGTTTACCGGGCGATCATTAAGTGCTTCTGATTAGTACTACTGTCTTCATGTGGAATTCTTTCACCTTCTTCCCAGTTTTTGGGCGTTCGGACCGAGTCCGTTTATTAAAAGGAGCCTTTTTATGGCCGCGATGACTAATATTTTAGTTAAAGACGATACAGTAACAACACCCGTCGAATTCACTCTCTTCCCTGTCACAGACACACCGCACCCATTATGGCGTGCAAATGTGGCTGGTGTTCCCATAGATGGGCAACTCCGGTTAAGTAACACGGTCGAGAAGCTGAAAAATGGCAGTTATAAAATTACTGTAAAGCTAGAATCTCCTACATTAGAGACTCTGGGTGCGTCGGGAACCTCATCAGGTTATGTTGCGCCCGCAAAAGTTGCGTACGTCACAACTGGTATATTTACCATGTTTGCTGACAAACGTTCAACAATTGCGGATCGTGTTAACTGTCTGAGGTTTATAATGGGCTATTTACAGGGTGCTTCAAGCACCACTGCGACTGGTGTTCTTGCGAACACTGCAGCAGGTCAAGCATGGTCGACTTCGACTCTGCCTGGTCCTCTGTTATTTAGTTCATTAATTCTCCCGAACTAAAGGAATTTGCACCCCTTTAGTTTTTTCGTTAATTCCCTGGGTATTTACCCCGGTTACTACCATAGAGGTAATATATGAATTACATAGAAAAACGCACTCCAGCGGAGTCTTTAGAAATAATGTTGGAGATCTCCAGGAAATGTTCTGAGTTAGGGGGCCCCTTGTCAAAGAAATTCTTTGCCATGGTGCTCGCCGAAAACTATCTGGACTTAATTCAGTACCAACTGGATTATGGACAGGAATATTCGGTTGATGATTTCATATATGCACGTCAGATCCAAGCCCTGTATTCTAAACAGGACTTTATTGACCTCGGCGTAAATAAAGAACTCGTCGCCTTCCAGAAATTTTTATCCTCTGAAGAACTTTGCAGAGAGACGAACCGTCGCCTAGAAGACTTGAGGTCCCTTGACTGGGACACGAGCGGGATATTGTATCTCGCCTCGCAAAAAATCTCTAAAATCTTAGGTAACGTTCCGTCGTTCTCTGCTTTAGACCTCTCCTTTGGACCTGGAGCAAATACTAGCGTCAGATCGACTGAGGCATGTGCACGCACAAAGCTCTCAGCGAAGCTAGAGTGTAGTTCAAACTTAATTCCTGTCGTTCGAGAGCTCCTAGAAGAGCTGCCGATGATGGTGGACGTTCACAAGAATTTTGAGGACCATTTGGTCGTCAGATGTGACGTTCATCTACGCGCGGGGAAATTAAATTTTGTACCGAAAACCAGCCTGGAGCACCGCTCTATCGTTGTAGAACCCCTATTAAATTCTGTTTTACAGAAAGGTATTGGCTCTTATATGAAAAAGCGTTTGCTTCGCGCCGGTTTGGATTTACGTTCCCAGCAGAGAAACCAGATCTTAGCTGATAAAGGATCGCGCGATGGTAGCTTAGCTACTGTCGACCTATCCTCAGCTTCTGATTGCATTTCCCGTAACCTGGTATGGAATTTGCTTCCTTACGATTGGTGCTGTCTTCTTGACTGTGCTCGATCAGAATCGATCGAGTACAACAATGAGACAATACTTCTCGAGAAGTTTTCTTCCATGGGTAACGCTTACACGTTCGAGCTAGAGAGCTTAATTTTTTACTCCCTAGCCTGGGCTGTGTGTGTTTACCACAACGTTGATCCGAAGGATGTCTGCGTCTATGGAGACGATATAATAATACCGTCCTCATTGTACACTGATTTGTCGAAGGTGCTAGTTGATTGTGGCTTTATCGTAAATACGAAAAAGTCTTTCTCAACCGGGAACTTCCGCGAATCGTGTGGCGCTGACTTCCTTCACGGTTTTGACATCCGACCCTATTACTTAAGACAAGTAATCAGTGATCGCGTCCTTTTCTCTATGCATAACTGGTTTGTACGACATGGCGAGCTTCAGCTTGCTAACATAGTACACTCCTTTACGCATGCCCCAAATCGTATATACGGACCTGACGGGTACGGAGATGGTCACCTCATAGGTGATTATTCTCCCGTTCGTTCACGTCTTTCTGTGCGTTCGGGGTGGGAAGGTCATTTCTTTTCAACCTATCTCCTTCGGCCGCTTAGTTTTTCTAAGCTGCTTCCTGGGGATTACGTTCTTCCCTCTTACTCTATTTATGTTCGTGGGGATTCTCCTTCGGAGAGTCCCTGTGAGCCGAATCGAGTGAGAGGGTCACGTGGTTATAAGAAAGTGTCAATCTACACACTCACAACGTCTTTGTTTGATGCCGTGAGAACTAGCCAGGATGATACTCTATCCTGTTTTCTTCGCTCATCTTGAGCGATCCCGCATCTGCGGAAAGTCCGTCCTGAATAAGGACGGGGAGTGAAGAGGTTTTACCTTTTCTGGAAAAAGCTGC